CCACGTGCCATTGATCAGCTTTTACTTCAGCCTGGTTCTTGACCAACATACCTGTTAAATCTTTAGTAGACCAACGTGTCATAACTAAAACTATTTTACCGCCAGGTTGTAAACGCTGACGTGGACCTGATGTATACCACTCGTAAGCTGACTCTAGAGCTTTACTAGACATTGCATCCTGCTCCGAGTGTGGATCGTCAATGATCAATAAATCTGCACCACGACCTGTGATTGCTCCACCAACACCAGCTGCAAAATATTCACCGCCTTGTGATGTCTCCCAACGTCCTGCTGCTTTTGAGTCTTCTTGTAAAGTTGTTTGAAAAATTTTTCCGTAGTCTTCTCTATCAATTAGATTCTTTGCTTTACGACCAAACCTAATTGCGAGTTCTGCCGTGTGCGTTGCTTGAATGATCTTGAGCCTTGGTTCACGGCCCACCATCCAAGCCGGAAGTAAGTATGAGGCAAACTCCGACTTAGTATGTCTGGGAGGCATATTAATAATTAGCCGGTTTATTTCACCCGTAGCTAATTTATTAAATTTATCTGCAATGTGTCTGTGGTGGGACCCCTCTACAAAATCAGGCCATACACATTTTACAAAAGACAGAAAGTCATTCTTAGCTTTATTCTGTATCTTTTTTTCTGCGTGCATGACTTGAAGTTTTTTGAAGGTCTTCCTGACATCTGCAGGTAATTTTTCTATATTTACCTTATTCAAGTCCATGGTACCAATATGTTTTCAGTATACATTAATGTGTAAATTAAGCAATACAACCTAGAGTAGTGGGACCCCTTTTTACAAAAAAGGGGGGTAGGGTCTAATTAATGTTTGGGTTTTGGGATTTGGTTAGGATCCCTGGCGCGTTAGCGCCAGGGTTCGTGATTAGTCTAGCAAGACCATGTATGCCTTGGCATTATGTTTCATAAACCATGACAACTTATCTCGCATATGCTGCCAATGTTTACTGCCGCCTGTGCCTAGCTTTCTGTCCTCTAGAGTAGCTTGTACTTCATGAATAAATATTTCATCATGAATTCTAGCCTCTTGTTTAGTTAACATAACAGACTCACCATTGAACCTGTTACGTCTTTCTTCTGTTCTTTCTTTCTGTGTTTCCATGGTCCTAGATTATCCTACACGCTCATCATTGTCAATCTTTTTTATTGTTGTTTCAACTCGTTCGCCCCAATATGGACTCACAACTGTTTCTTTAGTTACTTCTATTGGAGTTTCAAGAGCCTCGGTCCTTGGGTGTAATGCAATGAACTCGTTCCAATGTGCATATGCAAATTCATTCCAACAACCTTGGCTACAAAAATGAGAGAACATAGTATTCGCGTTCCAATTATTTTGAGGAAGTTTTCTAGTCCTCAAAACTTTGGAACCCTTGACACCTCTTATTCTATCTTGTGTGTGATGTTTATGGCAATTCGGACCATGGCACCAATTATAGTCAGTCATATTTTGGTAACCCCTCAAATATCATAACAACACTCATGAATAATAATAATATTGAAACAATTAGATGTGATGTATGAAACGCAATAATCAGACTTACTTGCGCCATGATCACGCCTAACAACATTAATAATAATCTCATCATGTCCTCACTTTCCAACTTGTTGTTGCCGTTCTATAACCATGTGCGTCTAGGTCATAATAAACATAATATGGAACGCCTTGCTTTGATGTTCCGTATCTGCTTTTTTCGTCATGCTTTCCTCGTCTTGTTATATGTTTCTTATCCTTATTAGAATAATAAACTATATAAAATGTTTTATTGTTTTCCATGCTTTCCTCTTTCTGTTATGGGACTATCCTATAGGATAATCCCATAATTGTCAACTGTTAATTTACAGTTTGTTGCATTTGTTTTCTTGCAAATGCGATTTTCTGTTCTCTTGTTAAGACCTCTTTATCTTCTAAAAGACTTGCCAAGTTTTCAGGACTATAAATTGATAATGCTAAACTAGAACTTTCATTTAACATACTCTCATTTAAAACAACTCCAACTTTATCTGCAAGTGCTTTTGCTTGGTCAAATGTTCTGTAAGATTTTAAACCTAATCTTAAAGTTTTCATTTTGCCCTCAACATAACTATACATCTGTTCATGTTCTTTAATTACATTGTCAGCACTTTGAACATACATCTTAAAAAATTCAAAAGTATTTTGGTCAACTTTAAAATTTCTTGAATGACAATAAGATGTTCCAATTACCCAAAGTTTAAAATCGTTTTCCCATTTTTCTCTAGGTGTAGTAATAGATTTATCATCATTAGAAGATGTATTGAAACCTAAAAATTTATTACATGCGCTTTCGTCATTATAATATTTTGGGTTTCTTTTTGAGTAGTCAGTACCAATAGACAAATGATAATCAGGGTTAAGACCTTTTGCTCTCAACTCATCTCGATAATATGCTCTTGAAAATTGTCTACCCATGTCAAATCTTACATGCACCTCATCATCTGCTTGATACTCTTTACCCTCATCATCAACTTTAGTAATCGGTGTTCGAACATAAAAACAATTATCTTCAAATAATTGACCGCCACTAGAACTGTATTTAGAAATCATCTTTCTAATTGTATCAACATCTTCTTGCGGTTGATGATATCTTACGACTTTTTCAATATTCTCTTTTGCTAAATTTCTCAAAAGATCATATTTTTCTTTTGCCTGAACCAATTTATCTTTTACTTTGTTTTCGTAAAAAGATTGAAACTGGTCGGCAATCACTTTTCGCTTGTCAGCGTTAAGTGTTATTTTTCTTTGTTTTTCCATTTTTACCTTTCTGTTATTTATTTGCATAATTTTAAAATAAACTATTGACAATGACTTGTCAAGGGATTATATAGGATTAGTCAGTAGCCGAAACATACAATAGTTTTAAATGTGTAGGTATGGTCTACACATCATCTTCTGAACGGGACAACTTCTGGTTGTGTTAGATGACTGCAGAATACTGATACACAACTAGAACTGATCCCTGGTCCTATTCTCGTCGTCGTTAGGAGGATTAATTTCAATCGCGACCCGAGGGCGTTAAAGAGAGTACGACAGTAGTCGGTAGGACCTGGGATCAGTGTGAGAGATTAACAAGTGTCACTCTCATAGTGACACTGATCCATAAGTGGTGGAGGATTTCGGCAGCCTCTTAAATGTTGCGACAGCATAACAGCCACAAGCAACAAGCAACAAGCAACAAGCGCTTGACAAGAAAGAATTAAAGGATTATATAGGAGATATGAAAACAGAAGAAGCATTTAAAATTATAGGAGGCAGCCTGTCGAAGCCATCAAAAATGCCTGGCTGGTCGATAGGTTTACCTGCCAAGGAATGCAAGACAGGAGCGAAGCTCCAGAAGATCCCAGGCTCAGTCTGTTACGACTGTTACGCAATGAAGGGCTGCTATGTGTTTAAAGTTGTGCAAGATGCACAGTACAGGAGACTGAAGGCAATCAAAGACCCGCGCTGGGTTGAAGCAATGGCCCAGATCATAAACAGCAAAAAGCCGGATGTGTTTCGCTGGCACGATAGCGGCGATGTACAGGATCTGGATCACCTAAACAAAATTTATGAAGTATGTAAGCTCACCCCCAGAAAGCGTCACTGGATGCCAACCCGTGAAGCATGGATAAAGAACCATGTCACCAGAGCGCCATCTAATTTAATAATTCGTTTTTCCATGCCTATGATAGATCAGGAGCCTGCGGGCTCCTGGCCTAACACATCAACCGTAGTTACATCTGGGGCCAGCTGTCCTGCAGCTCAACAAGATAATGAGTGCAGAGACTGTAGAAAATGTTGGAATCCAGAAATAAAAAATATATCTTACGGGCAACATTGAAATGTTTAGACATCCAAGTTATTATAAAAAATTACGCGAGCGTAATAAACTGGATCAGGCAATTAGCGGTAAAAACTCGACGGAGTGTAAAACGCGTTCGCCTGGTCCGGGCCTCAAGCAGCAAGCCATAGAAGAAACAGTTCCACACAACGATATCGAAGAGGCACAAGCTGCAAGCGACAAGCCTCAAGCTTCAAGCACCAAGCTCCTCGAGCCACAAGCCACAAGCTTCAAGCGTCAAGCATAAAGGTTCAAGCTTCAAGCCACAAGCTTCAAGCTCATGGATCATGGATCCTGGAAAAAGTTTCACGGACCTTTGACCGAGGTGCTCTACCAAGATAAAAGTATTCTTTGGATGCTTCACATGAAACGCAATTTGATGAGGTGAGAACCTTACCTTGTTACTCTTCGTAACTTTTAGTTCTACAGTGAAAAAGTGGCCAGAAGTATTGCAGCCCAATAGATCAGGAGTACCGGAAAGACTAAGATTTTCAAGTCTAATCCACGAAATTTGTGGTAAAGATTTTTTAAGTTTTGCATATAATTTTCGCTCAGGTTTCAAGGTAACTAGGGCTTTCTAACTTGGTGTTTTAGGAGCGATAATTACTTTTTTGTCTTCTGGTTTTAATACAACACGAATAGAATCTTGTCCAATTATATTTGACTCTTGCACTTCAATTCTTTTTATTTCTTCTAAGTGACCACCGATCTGCATATAGATCGTAGCATTAGAAATAGCATTGCCTTTCCTACCATTAGTAAATTGATCAAGGTATTCTTGTAAGTGCTTTACGAACACTATCTAACTCCTCTCTTAATTGTCCATTTAATTCTTTATGACTTTCATTTACTTTTAAAAAGTTAGAGTTTTCTTCTACAAGTCTTTCGTTAACCTCTTCTAACTCCCTAATTTTAATTTGTAATCTCTCAATCTTAACTTCTAAATCGTGACTACCTCTATTATCTTTGTATACTTTCATTATTGACAATATAGGATAGTTACCTTAAATTGTCAACTATGGGTTTACCAAAAAGACTTACAGAAATGCAAATGAGATTCGCTGAATACTATGTATACGGTGATGAGAACGGACCAGTGACTAAGACAGAAGCTGCGCTGAAAGCAGGGTACAGTCCAAAGAGAGCTAGACAGGAAGGATCAGAACTTACAAACCCAAAACTATCTCCGCTTGTAGTTAAGTACATGGGAGAACTGAGAGAAGAAAGACTTAAAAAACATGAAGTAACTTACGAGGGACATATCGCAGAACTTGCAAGACTTAGAGAGGCCGCTTTAAAGAAAGGATCATTCTCTTCAGCAGTGAACGCGGAAGCAAACAGAGGAAAAGCAGCAGGACTATACATAGATAGGAAGATAATAAAAACAGGAAAACTAGAGGACCTATCAGAACAAGAATTAGAAGCAAAGATGAAACAGATATTAGACGATTACGGGCAGTTAATAAATGTAACTCCATCTACAACTTCTGAATCTTCTTTACCCAGTCCCGAGGAATCATCGTCCGATCCCCAAAACTAAAACTACCATCATCTTCTCTATCGTATGAAGCAAATAATTTAATTGCTTTTTTATCTTTTGAATACAACCAGCCTTCGTTAACAGGTCTAGCTAATTTCATTTTATCAAACTCTTTCTCGGTAGCCCAGCCCGAATCGCTCACACAATCGATCCACTCCACTCGGACTTTAGGATAAGGTATATCGGGAGTTATAGAGGCAATAGCTTTTCTTCTTTTCCTAGGCATGTCCCCCTTCTAACATTGCGACACCTAGAAGTCTAAATTTTTTTTTCACTGCGCTATTTTTTAAAAAAAGTAAAAAGGGTGTCGGCATTACCAAAAATGATCTATAACCATTGGTATCATTGACGAATAGCTGCGACACCCCCCCCGTCGGCAAGGGGTCGCAAGGGTATCGCAAGGTATCGGCTTTTTAGGGGTAAACCAAGAACATTTGGTCCGTGGGCCGTGATTCGTGCATTTGCCGACACCCTGCCGACACCCTGCCGACACCCTGCCGACACCCAGGCCGACACCTAGTCTGCCTCTTTTCTGCCATAATGTCGACGCATTGCTGCCATCTTATCTTCTGCTCCTGAAATTTTTCGTAACAAACTGTCAACCTCACCGGTGATATCGATATGCTCCGGTATAACCATAGGCCTGTCAACTAGCGCACTAATCTTAAATTTAGCATCAGCAATCTCAGC